AAGAAATCTTCAGTATCCATTTCTTGACCATCAGGACCGATTAATTTACCAGCACCTGCACTAGCGAAACCTGACAAAGCAATTAATACTTCTCTTGTGTTACCAGTGTATAAACCAGTACCAGCAGCCGCAGTCAATGTACCAGCAGTCCAACCTACAGTTGTTGCCGTTACAGTTTGTGCACTGTAAGCACCTTTCGAGTAATCGAAAAGACCAGCTGGGTCAGAATTTGGAGTTGACCCTTCATAGAAACGGTCATACAAGTTTTTATCGTTTGCTCCGTAGTTAGAGTCCGTTGTTGAAGGACCGTTAGGTGCTCCGAATGGTGCTACGTGAGTACCATCAGCGTTTCTGCTCTGAATTTTAGGTACGAAGTAGAACAATTTACCGATTGGTAAGTTCATAGCTTGTACTGATACGATATCGTTAGCTAATAATTTAGAGAATACTCTTCTAACGATAGGAAAGACTACAGTTTCAAATGAACCTGAGTCAGAAGCGTTTGCTGCTTCGTTGATTAAGTGAGACGCTTGGTTTTCGTACAATTGTGCCACGTTTTCTTTTAAGTGACCTTTCAATCCGTCCAAGAAACCTAATTTGTCCCATTTGTTGATTGTGTCTTCTTTGATAACTTTCAAGTGCTTAAGACCGATGTTACCAACAAGACCTGATTCTAATAATGCTCCCATTTTTAATACTATTTAAGGAATATGTTTATTTAATTATTTTCGTCATCAAATCCTTCATTCTCATGAACTGAGGATTTTCATACGTTTTGTTCTCGATAAGATTTGCAGATGAACCTTTAACAGGAGTCTTAGATACTTTTTCAGAAACTGATTCTGAAATTGTATTAGCTTCCTTGCTTTCGAATTCTTCTTTCAAAGTCTTATACAAGCTTTTTGATTCTTTCAATGTTTCTACTGAATCGAATCTTCTAAGGATGTTGATTTTCTCTTGCTTCGTAGTTGTATTTTCTGTGAAAAGACGTGTAGCGTAAGCCAAGTTAGAGTTGAATACTGCAACTTCGTTCAACTTCTCTTTGAAGATGTTAAGTGCCTTACGGTACTCTTCATTCTTCTCTCTAAGTTGTTGTAACTCTTTTTCAGATTCGTTAACTCTCTCTGCTGGTCTCATTCTATCAGACGCATACCTTTTAGTTGGTTCCGATGCTATTTTAGCATCTGGGAATTTTCTTAAAGAAGCATTGCTTCTTGCAGTTTCTGTAGTTTCAGCCTCTTCTTCTGCTACTTCACCGTCCATAGGTCTTCTTTTATGAAGTTTTGGTTGACCATATTTTTCTTTATAGATATTAAAGACTTCATTAGGGTCTAACATTCCATCACCGTCCATATCGAACCACAGTCCATTAGGAACCATATCCTTCAAGACCTCAAGTGAGTCAATGTCTACCCCATCATCATAATCGTCTAAGTTAATTGTTTCACGGTCAACCATTTGGTCTCTTCTATTTGACATCATGTCACCGATAGCCAATAACATATCATCGTAATCTTCATCTTCTTCAGTTGCCTCTTTTACATAGTCTTCTTCACCTTCTTCGTGAGCGGTTTCTGTTGACTTAGGACCTCTTCCATAATGTCCGTCTTTACTACGGTCATCGGATGGAATATTACCCTTGTTTCCACCATACTCTTCAGTTGCTTCTTCTTTCCACTCTTCATCCATATCTTCATCTTCTTCAGACATTTCGATTTCGTAAACTACTTCATCTACTTCTTCTTCTTCAGATTCCATTTGGATTTTATATTCAACGTCAGCTTCGTTATCTTTAAGTGAAATTTCGTCATCATCTTGAGAGATAATGATTCCATCTTCTTCACCCATAGCCTTGAAAACCTTTAAGATTTCCTCGTCAGATGCTCCCGTCAAATCAAGAGGCAAGAGAACCTCTTCTTCATCATCAACTTCCAACTCATCACCAGGTAAGTCCATTCCCAACATATCTTCTACGTCTTCCATGTCCATTTCCTCGTCTTCGTCTTCCATTTCTGATTCATCAGACTCCATGTCATCCATTTCGTCCTCTAAGTCTCCGATGTTAAGTTCCATTTCCTGTTCAGCCACTTCTGACCCTTTTTCCATTTCTGAACCTTCTTCCATCTCAACTTCTTCAATCATATCATCCTCTTCAGATAATGATTCTTTTACTAATTCACTGATTTCTTCCTTCATAGTAGAAGCAAGTATTCCTTTTGCGTTTTCCGTTACGGCTTCCTCCAAATTTTTCATTTGTAGTAGTGCCTCTTCAACTAATGATTTTTTAGTTTCGTTTGCCATTTTTTACTTTTTGCGCAAATGTTTATTAATTCTTATAATATAAATAGTCTAAAATGTTAAAAAATATCACATATGAAATATACGAGCATAAAAAAATCGGAAGTCACCCTCCGATTCTTAAATTTTTTGGTTTGGTTTTTGTTATTCGTAAACCTCGTCAATTTTGCTTTCAGCACATGCGGTGATTCTCCAATCATGTGGGAAACCTTCAAATTTCTTGGTTACCTTTGATTCAACTTCTGTGACGTTGTAACCTCTTACAAGTTTCTCTTCTCTGATTTTTTTAATCTTTCCTGAGTTTTCATCAGGTAGGTCGTACTGAATTTTTGCTACGAAATATTTCTCATCCATGGTTATAAAGTTTTTAATTACCTAAATAATCGGATAATCTTCTCATTAAGTCAATAGACGCACCCATTCCGCCGTCTAATCTTGCTTCAGGTTCAGGTCTTTTTTCTTCTTCTAAGTTCTCTTCGTATTTTCCTTTGTCGTCTTTATTAAGGAATAGATACGCACCAGGTGTAGATGGTGACGACACAAGGTCAAAACAGATAAGTTCAAAATCTTCTTGAACTTCATTTCTCTCACCCTTACGTGCCAATGAACCAACACCACGAGAGGATACACCCATAGTAACACCTTGTCTCATTAAGTTTGCCGCTTGGTCACCAGGACATGAAACAACACCACCGTTGTGGAAACCAGGTGAAGTTAATAGTTTCAACTTACCCATCAATGTATTACCTTCCCACCACATATCGGTGATTAGGTGAGATACACGGTCCAAATCAATCAATGACGATTCGGGGTGGTTAAGTTCTGAAATAGACAATCCTTTATTGATTGCTTGTTGATATCTTTCAGCTTCTCTACGTAAAATCTTTTCAGGGTATACACGACCGTTTCTGTTTGGTGTGTCATATTTTTGTAATACGGCGTAGAACTCAAAAGGTTTTGAGTGGTCTAATTGACCGTAGGATTCTTTGATAACTTCTGCATTACGGCTGTCGTTAGGATTTACATATCCCGCATCCCATTCAATCAATATTCCTTTACCTGTATCGTTTGGACCTAATATTTTCATTGTAATAAATCTTTATTATAAATACTTGAGAATAGAGATTATTCTATGATGATGTCATATTCACTTACCTCAACACCTATATATTTGGAATATTTGGCATTCATTACTTGGGAAACGGCATGATTTATAACATCCCCTAATGATAAATCTTCTCCTGAATAATGGTCTTTAATTGCCCACGTTAAAGCGAAACCTGTCACATCTTGTTCACCACCATAAGTGTATAGAACTCTATCAATTACGACTCTAACAGAGATATCATTATCCACCATATCTCCTTCTAACATAACATTTCTAAAAGTCACAACAGTAAAATCCTCATTAATAGTAAAATCAGATGGGTCAATAAGATTGTTTAGGTCATCAATGGCGGTGTTACCCTCACTGATGACCTTCTTCAAATTCTTTAATTGTGATTCTGTAATTTTGATTTTCACGAAAAAGGTGTTTAAGATAAATATTCCTTCTTTTTCGTTTTGGTTTTTGAAAGAGTAAAAAAATCGGACGACATCAACTCGTCGTTGTATACAGATTTACAAATTTGTTTTACTCTATCTCTAAGGATGATTGATTTGAAATCCATATGTTCTTTTAAGAACAATGTAATCTCCAAATTCATGAATGACTTTTTACCCAATTGTATACCACTGGTTCTTAGGTCCAAGTCTACGATATTGTGTGGTTCAAAAATTAAGTTATCCACACATTCTAATAAGTTATGTTTTATATTACGATTTAGGTTACCGTTTATTCTATTCCAGTTGTCACTGTCTACTGTGGGTTCTACCCACGATTGTATGGAAATGTAAATTGATTTTAAGTTTTGTGCGTCTACAGTTCCATAACTACACTTTGCATTTTCAAAGATGTTTAACTTTGAACTTTTACCTTTTTTCATATATGTTTCATATATCTTCTCGTTTATTTGTTGATAAAAGTATAATAAACTTTTTCCCTTCAGTCAAAATTTGACTTAAAAAAACTATTTATTATAATAGTCAAGTATGTTAGTAGTAAAAGTAGACAAAAAAGGTGGTATTGAGAGAGCTCTCAAAAATTATAAGTATAAGGTGATAAAAACCAAACAACTTAATAATTTACGAGACGGACGATATCATGAGAAAGATACCACCAAAAAAAGGAAACAACTCCAAAAAGCCAAATATGTAGAAAAAAGAAAGGGTTTAGAAGACTAAACCCTTTTTTAATTATAACCCCTCGTGTAGTTGTCGTAACTTATATAACGAAACCAAATCGTTTTTACTTTCGTTAATCTTTTCAATGGTTTTACCAATTTTTTCTTGAAGTTCTTTGTCTTCACTCTCATTGATACTACCTTGTAGTTTAGAAACTACAGATTCTTTTAGTGTATTCATCTCTTCTGAGATTTGTTCTTTTGTCATTGACAACAATGATTTCAATTCTTCTTTCTCAGCTTCGTTGATGTTTTCATATTCTTTGTTGAATGTGTTTGATGCAATTTTCAACATTGTAGATAGTGGTAAGTTTACCGATTCTTTGATTACGTCTTCAATTTTTGTTTCAGAAAGTGTTCTTTGAATCTTTAATTTTGATTCCACAACCGCTTCCAATTTTGTTAAAGATTTTTCGTAAATAACGTTATCAATATCTACGTAATTATTTTCAACAGATTCGTCCAAAAGTGTGTTAACCCATTTAGATAATTCTTCAATTTTTTCTTTGTTATTTGTGATGATGTCATTTAACTTTTCAAACGACTCATTTACATATACTGAAGCAACTTCTTTAGATAAACCTTTTTGTGAACTCAATTCATCATAAAGGTAATAGGCTTCAGCTAAATTTTTGTCACCCAAGATTCTCTTTTTGAAACCCTGTAGATTAGACTTAAAAGATTCTTTACCGTAAGTAGAAACTAACGTTTTTTCAATCTTTGATTTAATTGCACCGAACTTATTCATAATTCTTTTATTTAATAAATATTACTATTTAAGTAAGTCGTTTAACTTTTCTTCCATCTCACCCAATGACTCTCTACCTTTTGAAAGGTCAATGGTCTCATCCTGACCGAATAATGTTGAGTCTTCAAGGATTAAATCTAAGTCTTTATTTCTTACGAAAGTCTCAGGTGTAATGTCTTCACCACCGCCAGCTTCAACTTCACCAGCAGGTTCACCACCTAAATCTCCACCCAAGTCACCTCCGAGGTCACCACCTAAATCACCACCAAAGTCTGAACCTCCACCGAAGTCACCACCACCTCCGAAGTCGTCTCCTCCTTCTTCACCTGCACCCGCTTCAGGTTCCGTACCTTTCTGACCGTATAGTTTGTCAAGGTTATCAAAGATACCTGTGTGTAGGATAACTTCTTGTGTTTTCTCCAACTCACCTGAAACCGCTCTTTCAATACGTTGTTGTTGTAGGTCAAGTTTGATTTCCTCATCAGAGAATCCAAGGATGTGTTTCTTAGCCCATGATGAAGAAACAGGTAAGATACCGTTTCCTGGGTCAGTAGTCGCATCACGGTATAACTGAATCTTCTGTTGCCATTGTTCCACTTTCAACAAGTCTGCTTGTGATGATGGGTTAGTCAATGCCAATTGGAAGTTATTCAATTCATCCTCAAAACCTAAGATATATAAGTGGATGATTGCAATCTTATTCAACTCCTGAATCATAGACTTCTGAATTCTGTTGATAGTTCTTGCAAAACGGATATCCTGTAATGCTAAGTTCTTACCTTCACCAGTAACTTCTTCAAAACCTAAGAATGCTTTAGGAACACGAAGAGCCGTCAATAGTTTCTTTTGGATGTATTCAATATCCGCAATCTCTGACAGGTTTTGTGCGCCTGGTAAAGTATCAATAGGGTTCGGAGCGTTAGGGTCACGAACAGGAATAAAGTAATCTTGGTCTACTGCCATTTGGTTCATACGTAGGTCAACATTACCCGTAGATGGGTCTGCAACCTGGTCACGTTTGAACTTGTTGGCGACTCGTTGTACATACGGTTCAACATCTTTGTCGTCCATGTTTCCGACGAATACTTTGAATACCCTTCTTTCAGGTGCTCTTGATGTTCTATAGATTAACATCGCATCTTCTGATAGGATAAGTTGTTTCCAAATTCTTCTGGCTTTCTCCAACATTGAAGTTCCATAAGGAAGTTTACGGTCATCACCCAAAAGTCTGAAGTGTGCAATCTCCCATGTGTTGAACTCCATATCCTTAACTTTCCATTTGAACTTAAGGACTTCTTCGTTACTCTCACCACTTGGTTGTTGAACACCGTATTGACTCGGAGCAGACTTCATACCTCTCTCCAATCTTTCAATCTCAATGTTTGGTAATTGTTGACCACCCATGATACCTTTCTCAGGGTCCAACTTTAAGTATACGAAGTTGTCACCATACTTAGCCGTGTTTCTTGTCCACATCGGTAAGTTGGTATCAATATCCAATCTGTTGTTGAATAGGTCAGTCAATACTGATTTGATTCTCTTACTTTCTGAATACACCTGAAGGATGTATCCGTCTTCGTTTGCTGTTGTAGATTCCTCAGCATAGATATCAAGTGCCGCTGAAATCTCAGGAGTATATTCCATACTCTCGTAATCGTAGAACGCAGCTAATCTTGTTGGCTCGTAATATACGGCTTGAGTATATAGGTTGTTTTCAACCTTCTGCCATTGTTGACCCAAATACAAAGTTTGTTGAGCTTGAAGTTTCTCTCTTTCGTATTCTTTCTTATCTGGTGTCTTTAATAATTCTTTCTTGTCAAACTTGTATACAGGAGGCTGTTGGTCCAATGTAGAATCGGGACCAAAAACTTTGGTTAATCTCTGCCATACAGTATAGTTATTCTCAGCCATTTTTTGTTTTTATATAAATAGTAGTAATTCCCTACAAT